CCTCCAAGAGCTCCCGGCACCATGATGGTGATGATATAGTCTGAGCTCATAAGAAATTATGAGAAATGGTAATTAAAAAAGCCATGATAACAAAACTGATAATATATCCCCGGAAGAAACACCTTTTGTCTCTATGGCAGGTAAGAGGAGTGTAAGCAATGTTCTTTTTGAACATCAAACAGAAAGTTTGCCTGCTGTGGCTACTACCGCACGTCTGGAAGGTGATACTATTGCAGCACAAGCAGCAAATAATACTGTCCGCAACTCCAATCAATGTCAGATTCTGTACAGGAGTGCAGCAGTAACTGGTACTCAGGCTGCAATTGACAGAGCAGGCGTTCCAGATGCTCTTGGACACCAAATGGCAATAATGAGTCGTGCATTAAAGCGTGACGTAGAAAAGCTCATGCTTGGCAACTCAGTAGTAAATACAGGTGCTGATGGAACTGCAAGAACATCTGCAGGTATCCTGGCAAAACTTGCTACTAACATCTCCAAAGGTGGTGGTTCTGGTGCCAATCCAACAGCAGCCCAGGCTGCAGTAGGTTCAACTGCCAGAACAGATGGAACTGCAAGAGCATTCACAGAAACGCTTTTAAAAGCAGTTTTAAAACTCTGCTACGATAATTCTGGAGACCAGCCAACTCAGATCATTATGAGTTCGGCAAACAAGCAATTGGCTTCAGCATTTTCAGGTAGAGCATCTGCAACCCAGGTTGTGGCATTACCTTCCAAAGCTGATGAAGTACAGGCAAATGTGTCTGTCTACATTGGCGACTTTGGAACGTATGCGGTACAAGCTGATCGTTTCATAAGAGGCGAAAAAGATGTATTGGTTCTCAATCCAGAATACGCCAAAGTAGCACAACTCCGGGCATTCGAGACCCAGGAAATTGGGCGAACAGGTGATGCGATTGGAAAATACATTGTCTGGGAAGGTGGACTCCAAATCGACAATGAGCTCGCACATGGGCTTGTAGCTGATTGTGGTGGTTGATCTTAGTTAACCCTTAAACTGACCCCTCTCTTAACCGGGAGGGGTTTTTCACAAACTTTGGAGAGAAAATATGGATTGCTATGCCCAAGATGACTACAGATATGGGGAAGGTGAATGGAGTTCAAACTGCTGTTCATACAGAGGATGGAGATGGAACCTTCCATATTACCCAGACCCAGAATATTAAGCCTACCTTAGATTACACAAAGTACCTCAGAGAGCAACCTGTTGACAGGAAGAATGAAGTCAGGCATGCTGCAGAAATCCCCCCAGTTATAGCAGCCCAACTTATTAGAGATGGGATCTTGCATGATAAAAAAAGATTATTAAAGTGGCTTGACAGGCCAGAGAATAAAGTATTTAAAACCTGGGAAGGACATTTGAGTTAGATGGCAATATCTACAAAAGCAGAACTGCATACTGCAGTAGCAAACTGGTTAAACAGATCTGATTTAACTTCCAGGATACCTGAATTTATAACTCTTGCAGAAGAGTCACTAAACAGGAAACTTAGAACCAGGGATATGTTGAGCAGATCAACAACTTCAACTAATGCCCAGTATGTGGCTCTCCCAAGTGATTTCCTGGAAATGTTGAATGTTGAACTTACATCAACTGACCCTCCCAGGAGATTGCTTTATGCAACATCAGACAGGTCAGATGACTACCGGGAACAGAAAAGCAATAAGGCAGGAATCCCGGTTCATTACACAATTGAAGGTTCTGCTATCCAGTTAAATCCTACACCTGATGCAAGTTACACGATTCAAATGTCGTATTACCAGAAAATACCTGCACTATCTGCTGTTGCAGATTCTGGTGATAATTGGTTGTTAGTTTCTAATTCCTCAATTTATCTTTATGCAACTTTAGTTCAAGCCAGTTCATATTTAATGGACCCCCAGGCAGGATCAATGTGGGATGGGTTACTGGCAAGGGCAGTTGGAGAACTGGAATCATCAGATGATAAATCACGATTTGCAGGAGGTACACTTACTATGAGACCTAAATATATATACACATGAATGAAACATGGACTGATGAAGTTATCGGAAGGAACTTATATGGAGCAGGACTTTTTGGTACTGGGTATTATGGATCAACCGACTGGGATGGTATTGCTTCAACAACAACAACCTGGAATGCACAAACATTAACTTCTGCAAGTTGGAGTGAACAAACTGTTACATCAGCTACATGGGCAGCACAAGCACCGACTTCAGTAACCTGGACAAAACAATAATATGGCAAATACATTTACAACAAATTACTCCTTAGTTAAAAGTGAAATTGGAGGAGATAATCAAAACTGGGGTACAAATATCCATAACACGATAACGGCAGTTGACTCACAGTTAGTTAATAAATTGGATACTGAAATTGCAAAAGTTCAAACATCAACAGTTATTTCATTTACTGCATCCGGGAGGATTATTACTGCTGCTTCAGGGAATCTTTTTGAAGATTTTAAATCAGGAGACAAAATTAAAATTTCTGGTGCATCAAGTGGAGGTAATAATGGGACCCATGTTATTGCTTCCAAAACTAACCAGAATACAATTGTTATAACTGCTGCTTCAACTCTTGCTGATGAGTCTGCAGGACAAACAATTTCCTATAACCTGGTATTTGAACCTGCCACCATAGATGCAGGGGTAACAACAGTTGACTCCCTAACAGTTGAAGGCAATACAACTCTTGGTGATGCAAATACAGATACAGTCACATTTACAGGTAAGGTTGCAACAGATATTTTACCCTCTGCAGATGGCTCATATGATCTTGGAGGAACAGGAGCAGAATGGCAGGATCTGCACATAGATGGAACAGCAAATATTGATGCACTTGTTGCAGATGGAACATATGCACTTTCAGGTTCAGGCACCATTGCAGGATGTTCTTCACTTACATTAACAGGAACTACGATTAGCATGTCTGGTTATACAATTGGATCAAATGCAGAAGGTGTAAGAACTGTTGGAACTAGTGCCCCATCAAGTAGTGATGGTGCTAATGGGGATATACATTATGAGTATTAATTGTGAGTTATGCTTTAAGATTTAAAAAAGATGGAACTTGGACTCCAGTAAAAAAACCCTGGATTAAGCATGAAGATGCTTGGAGGGATGTTCACCATGTATGGATCAAACATGGGGGGACATGGAGAAAGATTCATAGAACTGCAATTTCTGAATATAGTGTTGTAAATTCTACAACTATTTATGCAACTACATCTGATCAATCTGGTACATATACAGTTCCTGCTGGTGTGAGATATTTAAGGATTCATTCAAAAGCACAAGGTGGAGGTGGTGGAGCCGGAGCAGGTACAGGAGGAGCAGGTATTTGGTCAGGACATTATGGATGTTCTGGTGGATCAACAAATGTAGGAGGAGGTTTCCATAATCATGTTGCAGGAGGAGGTCAGGGAGGATATGGGGGTATGATAGATGTGAAAATTGAAGTTGCACCAGGAGATACTTTTTCATGGGAAATTCTCAAGGTACAGACTTCTTCAGTTTCATCTTCAAGATTAGAGCTTCCAGCTAATACTGCAGGAGGTTCAATAGTTGGTGCAGGTGCATCTGCAACAGGAGCAACAGGAGTAAATGGTGGAGGTAAAGTTACATTTAGTGGAGTAACAACTCCGGGGGAGTATGAACATGGATCGGGAGCAACAGGTTCTGCAATAGCATATCCAGGGTTAGGTGGTACTGGAGGTAAAGTACAGGTCTCCTCTAATTGTACTTCAGGAAGTGGGTCAGGAGAACCCTGGGGGTATGAAGTTACAGAAACAAATGGAACAATTGGGAATAATGGAAGTGCTGATGTGGGAGGACAATGGATTGTAATTAGCAATAGTTCTGGAACTGGCTTTGCAGGCAGATTAGGTGCCCCAGATGTTTATCCTGAGTCAAATGGGTCACCTCCAGAGTATACTGCAAATGATGGAAGTACTTCTCCATTTTTATTAATTCAAGAATATAGTTAAATGGCAAATCCAACAACTAATCTTAATATTACATTACCTGTTCCTGGTGCAGAGTCCAGTAGAGGTGAATGGGGTGGTACAATTAATGATGCAGTTCAATCACTTGATACTGCAATAGCAGAAAGAGGTGTCCCTTCAGGTGGAACAGATGACCAGATATTAACTAAAAATGGAACAACAGATTATGCAACTGAATGGGCCACCAGGTTATCATCAGTTGGGATAACTGGAACAGATGGGATTGAGGTTGATTCAGGTTCTCCAGTAACAACATCAGGGAGTATAACCCTGGGAATTAATAAATCAACTCTGCTTACTTTCCTTAATGTAGAGGATGGTGCAGCAGGAAATATGACAGGGGCAGAAATCAAATCTGCATATGAAGGTGAGTCAGATACTAATGCCTTTACAGATGCAGATCATACTAAGTTAGATGGTATAGAAACTTCTGCAACTGCAGACCAAACAGGGGCCGAAATTAAAAGTGCATATGAGGGAGAATCAGACACCAATGCCCTGACTGATGCACTACTAACTAAATTAAATGGAATTGAGGCAAGTGCAACAGCAGATCAAACTGCTGCAGAGATAAAAACCTTAGTTGGGAATGCATCAGATTGTAATGTTTTTACCGATGCCGATCACACTAAACTGGATGGAATTGAAACTGGTGCAGACGTAACTGATGCAACTAATGTCAATAGTGCAGGTGCTCTCATGCACACCGACATCCCGGATAGTGATACCGGGTTAGTCAAAAGAACAGGTTCAGAAACTTATGATATTGACACCTCAACATATTTAACTGCAAAC